CTGGTCTATCATTGATCATTGGAGCACTAGCAGCATACCCAACAGTAACTAAACTTGATGCTGAGTTTACATCAGTAGGATCATCATATCCATAAGGACCATAAATTGGATTTCCATCATATGCCCATCCAATAATAGGAGAATGTTGTGCTCCAGTATCACCAAAAGCAACTTGAATATTAGTTGAATATCCAACAACACTATATTTTAATTGATCAGAATCAAGTTCTGATGGTGATAATATTTCATTTCCAAATCTATTATAGTTGTTAATTTGTAAACCTCTAACATCTGGATCTAAAATAGCTCCATATCCAGGTGCAGTAATTTCAATACTTGTTGTTGACGCTGCATATCCAACACCAGGTTTAAGTATTACAACTTTAGTGATTACACCATCTGCAACAATTGCTCTTAATTTAGCACCGATTGCAGTTCCAACACCAACAACCTTTAAATCTGGTGCTGCATAATAATCTTTACCCCTATTTTGTATTTCAACAGCAGTTATTTGACCATTACCAATAATTGGTTTTAATTTACCTTTTTCACCAACTTTTACAGATACTAATGGTTTTTTCTCAAAGTTAAGAATGGTTGATCCATATCCAGTTCCACCTTCATACACATAAGTCTGAACAATTTCTCCACGAACTTTAGGAGTAAGAGTTACTAATCCTACGGGATTAGTAATAATACCACTTGCACTAGTTGATACACCAACATATTCAACATCAATATTAATTTCAACTGGTGGATATGCAAAACAATGTAATCCTGTACCAATACCATTTAAATAAACATATTTTTTACGTGTATAGTCAGAAGTTGATGTTCCAGCAATTCCAGCATTAGTTAATCTAAAACTATTATCATCTAATTTAATAACTTGATAATATTGTGATGTTTTAGTAACTCCTGTAGTAGTTGTTAATCCAGATATTACTGTTCCTGTTGTAGAATATACAACCTTGTCACCATTTTTAAATCCATGATTTTCAAAAGTAACAGTTGAATTAATTGTAGAAATTCCTACTGGTTTTACATATAATTTTCTATTCTGATATCCACTACCTGGATTAATGACTTTAACAGATGCTAAAGTCATTTCTGGTTCATAAAGTCTAAATTTATGAAGACCACTACAATTAAATGTTGTTAATCCTACTGTATTAATTCCTGACTTATAATCATCTAATGTTTCATATAATCTAACTGAACTAGGTCCAACTACTGATGGATAATATACGCTTCCCTCAACTAAAATACTTGAAATACCAGCAGTTCCACCTGTATATGCATTACTTCCTTGGAATGTACTTGCACCTATAGGATTATTACCATTAGCATCATAAACAAGAGGTTGTCCATTATATAAATTATGCTGATTTTTAAATATTATTTGATCATTTTGTACATCAACTCCACCTTCACCTGGAAGGAATGTAGCACGACCAAAGAAATCTAATTCACGATATCTTTTAGTAAGGAATGGTTTTAATACAGCACCATCACCATTTCCTCCACTGATAGTAACTGTTTTAACAGATTTAATATCAAAGTTTTGTGGATCAATAGATACAGAACTAACAATACCACTAATAACTGGTTGAATTAATGCAGTTGTTCCTGCACCAGCAGTTAATGTAGTTGAAGGTCCAGTAAGAGTAATTGATGGTATATTAAGAACATCATAATTATATCCACCATTTAATACATTTAATTTTGAAATTGGCCCGCAGAATATTTTATCATCAGATTTATAATTTAAAATTTCTACACCATTAACCATCATCCCAGTTGACCCAGGAATAGTTTCATTTCCTTGACCATTTTTAATATTTGCTTCTATTGGGAATTTTTTAAGGACTTTCTCAGGACCAATTAACCTATTTGCATGAGATTCTAATGTAAATGCGTGTATAGAAGTTGATCCAAGTCCAACAGGTTCTGAAAATCTAATAGGTTCGTCAGTTACAACAAATGCTAAAGATCTATATAATTTTATTTGTTTTGGATCATCTAATACTCTTACGTTATACTTAGCACCAGTAACTAAACCAACTATACCATTTTCTTCTGGTAAATAAACTATCTCATCTCCAGTGATAAATGGAACTTTAGATGGGAATGAAATAATAGAATAAGTATTTAAATCAGCATCATATCCTTGCAATACAGTTCCTGGATTACCAGAAAGATCATTACTTTCTGTTCCAATAGCTTCTGGAATACTGGAACTAGAAATTTTCTCCATAATGTCGTATGAAGGTAATGAATTTGATGTTACATAAAAATCTTTATCAGAATCATTATAAACATTCTGTGTATCAGAAGTTAAAACATTATTTCCATATTTAAGTGCTGTTCCAGAACTAGTTGCTTTATTTAAAATTCTTCTTAAATCATGCTCATATTTTTCTATAAACCCTTCAGTACGTATACCAACAAACGTTAAATTATCTAATTTTACTTCTTTGGGGTTATTAAGAGCAATTTCTTTAACAACAGCAGTAGCACTAGCAGTATAATCTGCTCTATAGATAATTTCTACATTATCACCTTGTTTTAAACTTGATTTATCAGTATCTGACTTAAGAACGTAAGATGATCCAGAAACAGAGTCAATTTCATAAGTAGATGATGTATTATAGATCCAAGAATTAGCAAATATTTCTTTTTTAGATGGATTATTTGCTAATGATGGGTTAGGAATACTTTCACCCAAATTCCTTACACTTATTTTTTCACCAACAGATGATGAATTAATATTTGAAATAGGTACAAAACCTTCAATTACACCAGTAATTCTTAATTCAACCTTTTTAGTTAAATCACCATGTTCATATCCAAAAACAATTTCATCAGATCTTAATTTATCAGTAGATTTAATTGCTGATGTAATACCAGTACATCCTAAAAATTGGTTAACAGTTTTGCCTGTATATGTTACTGCAGTATTAACTCCACATATAACTGTTCCAGTTACACCAAAACCAATAGTAGAATCTACAGTTATAACAGAAGAACCAACAGATACACCTCCTATAACTTTAGTTTTACCAGGAACTGTAAAATTACCTTCAATTGCTTCGTTACCATATCCAACAAATAAATTTATTTTGTAATATGTACTAATTCCAGTTCTACCAAAAGACCTACTAAAAACTTCAACTTCAGATACAGATCCTTGAGTTTCTGCATCTATTGAACTTTTAATTGTTTGACCAACTAATTTATTAGGATCTCCAGAAATTCTTTCTGCAACAATAAGTTCTCTTCTAATAAATTCTGCAGATGATGGTTTAACTAAAAATTCTTCTAGATCAATAATTTTAGGATCTACACCATATAAGGCAGAAAATAGTATTTTAAATGATTCTTCAGTACCTTTTGACCTATAGAGAGAAGTAGATTGCTTTATATAATTACTAACATCTAAATTTGGAACAAAATCGGTATCTTCTAACCCAGGAGTAAAGGTAAATTTAATTTTATTATAAAATTCTTTTAAAAAATGAGCACTTAAATTAATAACAGTTGATTCAACTGCATGTGTTGTAGGAGTTGTAGTTGTAAAAACTAATTCATTTGGATTATTATCCTGTCTATATGAAGTAATTCCACTAAATCCACGAGTAACACCAGTAAATGTATTAGTTGTTAATCCAGTATATGTAAATATTTCATTATTAATCTTGAATAATCCGTCTTTATTTGGAAATCCTTTTGTACTAGTAACATTAATATCACCAACAGCAGCAGTAGTTCCAATGCCAACAGAAAGAGTTGTTATACCAACAATAACTTCTGGTGTTAAATTATCTAATTTTATATACTGATCTAAATTATCTACAAGGTCAGTAGGACCACCTCTATGTTCTTGAGAAATATAATATTGCTTTAAAAAATCACCAGCTTTCGGGTTTTCTGAAATAAGAAATTCTGGTAGCTGATTTTCAATTATCTGCTGTACTTGTACTCTAGCATCAATTCCAGTGCCTATCATGTTCTTATTAAATCTCCGTTTGAATAACTAGAAGTTGCTTTAAATCCAACACCTGATATTTTCTCACCTGATGTAATGGTATCTTTAACCATATTTATTGTAGTATCTGAGATGCTAAAATCAAGGTATAAATCCTTAAGACCTACAACATCATTAGAATCTGGGAATGCCTGAATTTCAACAATATTATTTTTTGCTATTGTTGAGGTGATATTGGTTGTAGTTAGCATAACTTCACCTTTATCATAATCAACTGTTCCAGCAGATTTAACAACAACAGTTGCTTCATCTACATTTACATTTAATTTAACAATTGATAAAACACCTTTTCCAGATCCATCCAAATTACCATTAGCATCTTTATTTGGTATATCAGTTATATAAACTGTGTCTAATTCACCTTCTATTTTAAACCCTGTACTCTTAATATTACGTCCTTGAGCATTAATATTAAATTTATTACCAAAACACAACTCATATTGAGCAAAAGAATTTAATATTGCTTTTAAATTTCTTCTAATTTTAACTCTTGTAATATTAGAAGTAATAGCATTATCAATTTTATCAATAATATTCAGTGCCTTACTATATTTAAATCTACCACCAAATTTATTAATTTCGGTTGAATCGGAGTAAGTAGTTAATCCTTCAGTAATTCTAGTTTTCAATCTATCAACACTAGAGACTTTTGCAGTATCATAATAAACATAAGAATCAAGTTCAACATATAACAATTTAAGGTCTACTATCTTTTGGTTAATTCCTGCAAGAGAATAGTTCTTTAAATCTGCCAATATTAATTGTTTATCAAAGTCAGACACATATTCACCATTTTTAGGTTTAATTGTTATTAAAACAGTTCCAAATTGTGGAGGATCTAACTCTTCACCACCAACAACAGACACACTTTCGGTATTTGGATATACTTTTTGTATTATTGCTTCGTAATCCCTGCCTGTAACCGCCCTGTGCTGTGCAGAATACAGTCTAGGGGCAAAATACTTAACTGAGTCAATAGACTCAATCTCACCGCCATTAGCAGCAGGTGCAGTTGTACTAACAATTGGTAATGATTGTGGAGGAATGATATTATCAAGAGTATCACGAATTGTTCCAGCATATGTAAATTGAGATGGGCCATTACCTGCTTTACCATCACTAATAATATAACCTACTGTTATTTCTGTACCATCCTCTAATTTTTTACCAAATACTCCATCACCAAACAATAATTCATATTTTTGGTCTTGTATTTCTTGGATCAAATATGTTTCAGAATCTTTATTAACACCGACAATATTATCAACTAAAGAATATTGTTTGCCCATACCTGGATCAGATGGACCTTTTACATATACAACTATGGTTGAACTATCAATAAATGCATTTTCTAACAAGAATCTTTGGTCTAATGATCCATCAACCTGAAATGATTGAGTAATATATGTACCTTGATATACCGTAATTGGATCAGATATTGATCCAAAGTTTGCGATACCATTATTAACTGTTGTTGTAATATCTTCAGAAATAGCAAATGTAAATGCTTCATCAGCAGAACTCGCTACGCACACTAAGCCCGCCTTTAAGGTCAATGAAGTCGTAGAATAGGTAGTTGCATCAATATAGACTGGAAAGTACACCTGTGCCCTTGCAGCAGTCCTAGAGCGTGGTACATAACCTATATTTCTTGCCAATGATACAACATTCTCACGTAATACTGCAGAATCTAAGAAAGATTCATTTACAACCATGTTTGCGTTGAACGCAGTAATGTAAGTATTGTATGCTAAAGTATCAATTAAGACTGAAAAATTAGATCCTTCATAATCAAAATCCGTAAAATCAGAGTTAGCACGGAGATAATCTTTGATTGAGGTCTTAATTTGATCAAAATCTAGATTTGAAAACTTGGTAAAAGGCATTATTATCGTGTTGCTTCAAGCATAAATGTGAATTCTTGTGTGGGAAACTCTTGTCCTATGATATCAAAATATATATTAACTTCAAATTCATTATCATCAGGTATTGCGATTGCTTCTACCTGAAGATTATATACTCTTGGTTCAAAATTCTCTATCGCAGTAATTATTTCCTTCTGAATTACGGATGCTGTACCAAAATCAACGAATTCAAAAAGACTAGAACGAACATCTGAGCCTAAAATTGGATTAAAAAAACGCTCACCAGGAATAGTTTGCACTATGTTCCTGATAGAACGCTTAATTGCATTAGCATTTTTTATTACAGTAAGGTCTTTTGTTATTGGATGAGGTTCAAAAGATAGGCTAATATCTTTAAAAGCCTTAGATATTCTCTTAACTGCCATAAGAACATGGGTTTTCTTACGGTTATTTATATGAAATATTAATAATTACTTCAAATCCACCTATTTACCGTAATTTCTATTGAATTATCGTCCATTTCCCACTCTTCAGCGACCTGAAAACCCATTTTTTTAACAGAATTGTGAATAGTCATACGTGCATATTGCTGTGTAACCTTCTCAATTAACCTTTCTGGGGGTATTGGTTGATTCCATGTCTGAATATCGGCAACTAATTCATATTCACCGTTATTATTCAGACGAAAACCAATATCAGTACCTATAGAAACGTCTACTTTTACTTTTTCATGCTGATGATTAATAGGATTAATTAATTCTTGATCCTCTTGAACATCATATTGAAGCAGTTGAAGTGCCTCTAAAAGTTCGGGTTTGTTTTTAATTTTAGTTTTTATTGTACTAAAGTGAGACATCGTTAGTATTGATTGTAATATCTTGGTTTAAATTAGGTTCTTTATAATAATCAACGGTATAAGTTCTTTTTTCCAAATCACCTAGATTAATTTCCATATCTTCTGTTAGTTCTACACATACAGTTCCTTCAACGTTAATAACCTCTTGGGTTACATTACCATCTTGTCTGACGGTATATTTAATAGTTTCTTGTGCCATAGTTTTAAAATTTCTTAGGATGAGTGACTACATCTCCATGTATTTCACCGATATCATCAATGTGTGCATGGTTAATTTCATCAATATGAGCATGATCAACACTAATATGAGAATCTTCTACAATTTTTACCTTGTAGATACTTTTATCCCAAGCATGTTGTGTTTTGCGAGCAAACCTATAATCTAGTTTCTTTTTGCCCCAATATAGACCTACCAACCATAGGGTAAAGATAAAACCCTCAACCCATGTTAATTCAGTCCAAATTTTGTAAACCCATTCCATAATATTTCCTCGGTGTGGTATTTAGCCCTGTCCTCTGTACTTTTTACGAGCCGAGTTACGGGACGTAGCAGAGTATTTTGAGTGTTTTCCCCTTCCTTGACGAGATTTTTTCGGGGTTGATTCGATTTCTTCTCTTCCCCATGCACCAGTTTTTGATTTTGCCATTGTTTAGTCTGTTTCTTGTGTTATTTCAGTGGTAAGTTCATCAGGTCTGGGTTTTCCAGTCTGATAGAACTCTATAGATAGGTCTTCCATACGCTCAAAGTACTCAAATTGCGTTAAATCAGAAAATAAAGGATACCCATTTAATAGAATAGAGTACTTATCAGCCATTAGATTACCCTTGTTTTTTCGTGACCTACCCTTACACGAGGGTCGCACCAGATTTCAAAACCTGCTTCTTTCGCATCAAGGCAGAAAGATACGTCTTCGCCACACATATCCTGCACTTCGCCTGACTCGAATACTTGCATTTTAGGTGCGAACCAAGGGTAAGGCATTTGCTTATGCTCAAATACACCTTTCTTAATTAACAACCAACCGAAACCTGTATAATCAACGGTGAAAGGCTTCTTACGCTTAGAAATACTTTCAATAGTTTCATGATTCATAACACCACCACTATTACGGAAGTCTTCTTCTTCTAACCAGTGAGCAACCGAGGTGGTTTTACCGTCTTCGGTACAATACCAACCAGCAGCAATATCTTGATCCATCAATACAATTTGATAGAACTTCTCGGTATTGAATACAATATCACTATCAATCCATAGTTGATAATCATAAGGTAACTTACCATCCCAAGGTAATTGATCAGGTCCACGAAGAACATTCGCACCAAGACACTTACATCTTGCGAAGTTCACCATAGAACTGTAATCCTGAGATATCTGTATACTTGATCCGTTCTGTACTAAGTCAAAACATAATTGTACAAAACTCTTTAGGAATGTGTATGATACTCCTCTACCAGGTAGACAGAAAACAACAGTCTTCCCTCTAACTAATTCTTTTGCTTTATCATAATCCCATTCAGGTGCATCACTCTTTTTCGGAGTTTTTGCTTTAACCGTAAATCCTTTGGCCATAATAACTTGTAATTACCATTCTATATTACATCAGAATATGTATATTGTCAATATGAAGGTTCTAAGTCTAACTCTTTAGTATTATCCGTATCTTCTATTAGTGAATATGATAACTCTTCTCTATAATATGAATGAAATAACCTACCCCATATAACCTCAAACTCCCTTTCGTCCAAATCTTTGAATAATACTTCATCCTTTAGATAAACGTGATAGGTTTTAGTCATCGGATTCTCTGATAATAACGTCTTTGTCCTCTATCGACCATTGTACCACAGTTTCTTCGTACCATCCCATTTCATTAATAATTGATTCTGGTACTATTATCTTATATTCGGATGTAACTGGATCGATCTCTATTGTGCCGAAAATATTATCAGAAATTTTTTTCATACTAACGGTCAACCTATTTTGCATTATATAGCAGCGAAAAAATTTTTACTTATGAGTGAACAATTGTTATGCCTTGGGTAACACTTTGTAGACTAGGGGTTCCTTCGATTTTAATATAAGGGGGGGCATCACGCCCCCTACTGTCCAATTCACGAACGAATGATAATCACGAACCGACTCCCATCTTGAAGTTGGCATGACTGAACTCCTCACGATCAACTAATTTCCATGATCCACCAGGTGTGTGCATGACATACCCTTCAGAATCTATGCGTTTGCCAGCAATGTATGCTGCAGGTCCGCCACTGTGGTAAGATAAGAACAGGGCATCTTCTTTGATTTGCTTAACTGCCAACCATAAACGGATCAGTGCTGGATTTTCCCACTCTATGGGATCTACCTCCATGCCTTCACGAATGTGATCATTGAGCAGACGCTGCACAGTCTTGGCACCCTTGGCAGTTGGGAAGATCACGCCCCGTGCCAGCAATGCTGCCTCCGCTATGCTATCTTCTAACCCTGCGAAATCTCCGAACGCTCTTGGCATAACCCACTTCACGAAATAAGATCCGTCAGGGTTGGTGGCAGGAAAATCACTAAAGGATTTTATCGGTGATGCTGTGGCATCCCTTAGATCATCCGTTGCCAAATACTCAGTGTGAGGTGCTACAATTATTTCCTCTGCCACGGGTTGACTGAACGAATAGGTAATAGTGTTAGGGGTGTAATCACACTCACCCCCGAACCCGATGAAATCACCCTGAAAAATTCGGTCCGTGTGTGGCAGGTTGCATAGGCATGATCCTAATATGAACTCAAGGGGTGTGCCTCCATACCATGCACGAATGTCATCCACAGTCTCACAAATGCGGATCTTCCTTTTATTGAAAACTGACTTAGTGCCAACAAAGAAATTACCAGTGGCAGGGTTAGTACCCCACACTATGGCAGGTGCTCCGTCAATCTTAACTGAAAGACGAATGACATTTAAAAAAGCACCCAAGACAGAAAGGGTTCCGTCAAGGATGCTGTCTTCGGGGTGCTCAAGATGAATGTTTTTTGTCATACTGAAAAATCGTGAAAAAAGTTTGAAAATAACGTTGGATGTCTTTTAACGGTTGCGACCCGTGGGGCACATTACGCCTCTCCCCGAAATCCTGCTACTGTGGAAGAAAGGTCGAACAGGGCACAAAGCACGAAACCCTCTCTCTTCCACTCTTTAATAATACACGAAAAAACCCCCTAATGGGGGTTTGGTGGTCAGTTTAAAAACCTGCACATAGACTGTCAAAATATGCTTGGGGTTGCTCCTTTGCAAGTACCCCATCTAACCACTTGTTAATGTGACGGGATGTAGTGACAGACCACTTGGTTGAAGTCCTGTAATATCCGTTATCAGTCAAAGCGGCAACGGGTGTTCTATATGAGAAAAGAACTGAAGTGCCATCTGCAAGATCCAACTGTGTCATGTTGGAAGCGATTTGACGAAGTTGCATTAATGCTCCTTTTTTGATTACCTTTATATAATACCAATAAAAAAACCCCCTTGGGGGGTTTGGTGGTCAGTTTGGTAACTGGTCTACTTAGAGACTAATTTTACCAACTGTGCGTGATAGGGTTTTACTGCCTCAAAACCCTTCACGAAATCGTTTAAGAGTTCTTGGATTTCAAAATTGTGGATTGCCCAACGTGTTTGAATATCCTTGAGATAGCGATCAGCAGAAATCAAACGTGCTGTGGAAGGTCTTTTAAGAGTGGTTTTCTTAGCAACGACCTTACCTGCTTTGAATGTTGTGACTGTGACCTTGGGTGCAACTGTTTTTTTGACTGCCTTGGTTGCTTTTGCAGTTTGTGAAGTCTTGCGTGTCCTTCTCTTGCGTGGTGCTTTAGGGGCAGTTGCTTGAGTTGAAGCGGTTGACTTAACAGGCATAGGAATTGATTCCGATGTTTACTCCCCTATTATAAACATAAAAAAACCCCCTTGGGGGGTTTAGTGGTCACTTTGTGAACTGTCTTCAACAGTCGTTCAGTGGTGATCTTCCTCTGTATGCTCTAAACGGTCTCTGTAACTGGTCTTCTTCCTTTGCAAACTCCTGTAAGAAGTAATCTACTGTGAACTCATTTTCATTACAAAATGTTTCAATTTCAGAGTAGATAGATGCTGGATAAGAATTCATGTGGAAATCAATGAGGTTTACAGTTGGATAAGTGTTCATGCTTACCAATCGAAGTCAGAGTTTTCAATGTATTTTTCAACATCGAATTTAGTGTCTTCGGTGGTTTCAGACAATGCCTCTTCCATTAGTAGGGAAATTGCTTCGTCTTCAAAACGGGGGTCAATCATGGGTAAAATTCCTTTGACTCTTTAATAATAACAAAAAAAATCCCCCGTGGGGGATTTGGTGGACACTTTAACAGTTGGCATACTCAAGAACCTGACACTCATGCAAATCCTCTAAACTGTTGATTGCGGTGTTGACCATCCTGCGGATGACTTGACGGGTCGGGGTTGAAGCAAACTGTTCAGTGTATGGGGTGTAATCACGAATGATGCGATCCACACAAATTGAAACATCACTGCTGCCTATCTCTTCAACGTCAGTGAACATAAAATCCACGTTATCTGAAATGATTTCAAAAAGCATAAGTGCTCCATTGATTGACTCTTTAAATATAAACGATTTTATCCACGAATGGTAGAAGTGTGTGCCACTAATCCAACTGGATTCAGGCTGGAATTTTTGGGTAAGAAAAAACCCCCTAAAATCGGGGGTCGTCGTTTACTCTGATGAGTTCAGAGTTTGGGGGTGCGTTACACAGTGCAGAGTCAAGATCGTATGCACTGAATGTGATTTCCTTACCATCGGGGGTTTGGAAAGTGTAATCCGTGGGATCTTCAAATTGTTTCATCTGCAAAGATCCTCAAATCTTTTTTGTGCTGATCGTTCTATTGCATTTACTGTGCCTTCACTGAACGAACATAACTCTTCCATCATTTCAACTGTTAATTTGTTGTGAACTCTGAAAGACTCCCATGCCTCATCGAAGCATGTTTCTAAAAGTGATTCGTGATGTAGGGTACTCATAGTTGGTTCCTTTACTACTCCTTTATAATACCAATAAAAAAACCCCTTTGGGGGTTTTAGTGGACAGTTTCTCAACTGGACTTTCTAGGAACTCCTCCGTAGAATTTGTTGCATAATGATTCAAATGCTTTGGGTTCAATCTGATCGGGCAACCCACAGTCGTTGAAAAATGTAATCATGTCCAAAAGGACGCAATCCTCATCTGAAGTCAGAGTGTAATCGTAAAGATCCTGTTTCATTTTTGAAATGATTTGTTTACTCTCTTAATATACAGGATTTTGAGCACGAATGGGGATTTAGTGGACAGTATCCCAACTGGATTACGGCTGGAAAAAAAGCAGCTGCGATTCTCAATAAGAAGACCTTAATGAGAATCTAATAAAAATGGACAGTTGGGATACTGTCCACCTTAATTAACATTTAACGAACAAATTGTGGTAAGGTGTTGTTACTAATTGCTTTCCATCTTCTTGCCAATCTATTATTAATCTGACGATTCATTAATCTTTTACTAATAACTTCTTTACCACAAGTTTTGCCGTTATATGTTACTACCTTCAGAAATTTGTCTGGATTGTTTATACCAGTTACCCAAGATTTCGTTGGATAATAGTCAACAACTGTTTCTCCGTGTTGTAGTCTCATAGTGATGCAATTTGCTGAACATTCTTATAATAAACCAAAATCACATCGAATGGGAAAAATATGTGCCACTTTCTTAATTGGTACGAACACGAAAATTCCAGCTGCGATTCTCATTAACGGATCCTTATTGAGAATAGAAGAACTAGAGACAATAATAAAACTGTCCACTCTATGTGATACTTAAGAAAATATTATGTTATAATATTAATTATTATCTTACAAATACTCGTTATTAATTAACACTACAATATGCACAACACCTGCATGTATCTCGCAATGTATTGTGCATATATGTGCATATCTCGCACTTATGTATATGTGTTATGTGTAAATCTCGTAGCTATTACGCATAATGTATGTATGCAAGTGTTGCATAATCATGCGAATCTCGTGCATGATCCTCGTCGAGATCGTATGCACGTATATCTGCATAATCCTCGTCGAGATTAAATGAATGGTCAAATGAATAGTCGAGCTCGTAATCATCGTACATGGGATCTAGTCGAGATTAGTGATGATACATAATATTATACATGAATCTCGTCTAGATGTCAAGTGTTTATAATCTCGTAGAAGATCTCGACTAGATTCCGTAACATTTATTTATAATACTTCTGTACTAATATTACGATCTGTGAAGAATTTCTGCGATCCTGTGACTTGACAAACCGCCCGATCCATGCTACGCTCGCTTAGTCCACAATTCTCAGAAGACTTTAATCCATCAAAAATCAATGAATAAACTAAAAGATTTAATCAACATTTTATGGTCTTATTATACAGATCTTTCTGTGTTCTTTGGTGTGTTAATAGGTGTGTTAATAGTAGGTAGTGTAATGA